AATGTGAACTTTACGATCAATACAATAGATTCAAGAGGTTTTAGTGATGCTTTACAAGAGAACAGAGGTACGATAACAGGAATAATAAACAATGCTTTAGCAGAAAAAGGAAGAAGTGAGTTAGTATAATGAGTGGTGCATTTCCAATATCAACATCTAAATTTCAAACACTTGGTATTAGGTCTATTCAAAATACTATTATTTCTAAATCAATATCAGGAAAAAAACTAGCAAGACAAGTTGATAATCAAAGATTTAGTTTTACTGCACAAATTATCACAGCAAAAAGATCAGATGTTTATGGAGAACTAATGGCTTTTATAATGAAGCAAAGATCAGGAAAAGAAAATTTTACTATTATTCCACCTGAGATAGAGGATGCTAGAGGTAATGTAAGTGGTACTGTTCTTGTTAATGGTGTCCACGCAGTAGGAGACACTACAATAGATATTGATGGCATGACAGGAACTTTAAAAGCTGGAGACTTTGTTAAGTTTGCATCACATACTAAAGTTTATATGGTAGTTGCAGATGCAACAGCAGATGGGTCTAATGAAGCAACGATAACAATAGAGCCACCACTTATAACAGCACTTACAAATGATTCTGCTGTCACTTATGATAATGTTCCATTTACTGTCCATCTTATTAACGATATTCAAGAGTTTGGTACTGTAGGTGCAGATAATAATGGAAATTTATTATATCAATTTGAGTTGGATGTTGAAGAAACTCTTTAATGAAAAAATACAAAATTACACACTTAATTAGTGCAGACTTTGAAGCTACAGCCATTGTCAATGAAGATGAGATTGACGAAAAAACAAATGATTTAAAAGCTTATCAAAAACCTGATAGCAAATTTAATTTTACCATGTTAAAAGGTACAGAAAGCATAACTAGAACATATTACGAGGAACATGGCACGAACACTAACGACAGCAGTAAAAAACGAGTTATTAACAGGTCAGATTAGACCAATACACCTTATTGAAATAGGATTTTCTACACCTGTATATATAACTGATTGTGGCTTTGATTTAACTTCTTCAATATCAGGTACAAGTAGAACTTACACAGCTTCTCCATTTTTAGTGGGTGGCTCATCATTTGAAGAACAAACAGATATTACAAAAACATCATTAAGCTTATCTTTATCAGGTGCAGATCAAACATTTATATCTACAGTTTTAAATGAGAATATTGTTAATGATACTGTTGAAATATATAGAGGATTATTAAATTCAAGCAATTCTATAATTGCTGACCCAATATTATTATACTCAGGAAACATAGATACATTTGAAATATCTGAAACAGAAACTCAATCAAATGTTAAATTAATAATTGTATCTCATTGGGCAGACTTTGATAAGAAGTCAGGTAGAAAAACAAATAATGCTTCTCAACAAAGATTCTTTAGTGCAGATGTTGGTATGGATTATGCTAGTGAATCTGTACTAGATATTAAGTGGGGTAGAGAATGACAACTTTCAACGAAGTTATTGGTTTGTATTATAATTTTGATAAATACAAAAAAAATACATATGATGAGTTATACCATCATATTTTACCATCAATAAATCTTAACCAATACAAAATATTTAAAGATGAACAAGGTATTTATGGTTTTGTAAATTGGGCTTATCTAAGCAAAGACGTAGAAAACGATTACATAAGAACATCTAAAATTTATAAAGATGAATGGAAAAGTGGTAATCTTTTATGGTTATATGATATTATTATAATCAGAAAGAGCAAAGAAGTTATGTCATGGGTATATAACTATTTTAAAAAATTATTAAAAACAAATGAATCTATATCTTGGTTGCGTTTAGATAATAACGATAAAGTATATAGGGTTGGTAAAAAATTTAAAAGGGGATTTCATAAATAATGGGTGGCTCGGTAAAAAAAATAATTAAACCTGTAATATCTGCATTTAATATGTTTAGTGGTGGTTTTAATCCATTTGTTGCTTTAGGTGTAATGGCTATTGGTTGGTTGTTTATGAGATCAATGAAACCTGATGTACCTGACTTTGGTACAAATGATTTTGAAGAAACTGAAAGAGGTATCTTAGTTAATAAACAATCTAATAATGCTTGTGTTCCTGTTGTTTATGGAGAAAGATTAGTTGGTGGTACTAGAGTATTTATTGAAACTTCAGGAACAGATAACACATATTTATATGTTGCTTTAGTGCTTTCAGAGGGAGAGGTAAATTCAATAGAACAAATTAGAGTAGATGACAAAGTAGTCACATTTGATGGTGCATTAACTCATGGCACAGTTAGAGAAGTAGCAAGTAGTGATAGTAATTTTTACAAAGACTCTACAAGTCATATTCAGATACAAGCTTTTATGGGAACAGATGACCAAGTAGCATCTAGTGTTTTAACACCTTTATCATCATGGGGAAGTAATCATAGATTAAGAGGTATTTGTTATTTAGCTTTAAGATTCAAATGGAATCAAGATGTGTTTGGTGGAATACCTGTAGTACAAGCTAAAGTAAAAGGTAAAAAGATTGTCACATTGGCATCTAACTTATCAGAGCAAACAGCATCCTTTTCTACAAATCCAGCTTTTTGTTTATTAGATTATTTAAGAAATGAAAGATATGGAAAAGGAATTGCTACATCAAGTTTAGATTTACAAAGTTTTTATGATGCTTCACAAGTTTGCGTCACACAGGTCACACCATTTTCAGGTGGTAGTGATATAAATTTATTTGATTGTAATGCTGTTGTAGATACATCAAAAAAAGTATTAGACAATGTAAGAGATATTGTAAAAGGAATGAGAGGTTATCTTCCTTATGTTCAGGGAAAATATAAATTAGTTATTGAGACAACAGGTACAGCTTCAGTATCTTTAACAGAAGATGATATTATTGGTGGATATGCTTTAGCTTCTCCTACAAAAAACTCTAAATATAACAGAGTTATTGCTTCATTTATAAATCCTGACAGAAACTATCAAGTAGATGAAATTCAATATCCAGCTATAGATGATAGTGGATATGCAACAGCAGACAAACACGCAACAATGAAAACAGCAGATGGTGGATTTTTGTTAGAGGGTAGATTTGATTTTAGAACTATAACTTCTCCATATCAAGCTGAGGAGATGGCTGAAATAATATTAAGACGAAGTAGAGAAGCAATAGGTCTTACTATAAACTGTGGATTTAAAGCTTACGAATTACACATAGGAGATATTTGTAATGTAAGTTTATCATCGCTTGGCTTTACAAATAAATCTTTTAGAGTGTTATCTATGACATTTAGAGAAGATTATAGTATTGATCTAAATTTAGTAGAGTATCAAGCATCTCATTATACTTTTGCAACTAAAGGTCAGGTTGCTAGTACACCAACAACTACTTTACCAAATCCATTTAGTATTCAAGCACCAGCTTCTGTCACTTTAACTGATGAACTTATTGAGTATGCTGATGGTATTGTTTTGACTAGATTAAATATATTAGTTGGTGCAAGTACAGACCAATTTGTTCAGTATTATCAAGTAGAAGCTAAAAAATCTACAGAGTCAGATTTTAAAATAATATCAAGTGGTACTCAACTAAATCACGAATTTATAAATGTTGTTGATGATATTACTTACGATGTAAGAGTCAAAGCTATAAATAGTTTTGGAGTTTCTTCTAGTTATACTTCAGCTTCAAGAAAAATTGTTGGTGCAACAGATATACCAAATGATGTTGATGATTTGTCAGTATCATTGGTTGGCTCTAATCAAATGGAATTATCTTGGACACCTGTCACAGACTTAGATATTTCATGGTATGAAGTAAGATACCAAGATGTTCAAAGTGGTGCTTCATGGAATGATAGTACACCACTTGCAAAAGTAGTAAGAAGAAAATCAAACTCTTTAGTAGTAAATGCACAAACAGGTAGCTTCTTAATAAAAGCTGTTGATAAACTAGGAAATGCAAGTGCAGAAGCTTCTATTGTGACTACTAATATTTCAGGATTACAACAATTTAAAAACATATTAACTGTGAGTGAATAATGGCAGATTTTTTAGGAACAAGAGATAGTAATGTTGCTTTATCAGAAGATAATGCTGGTAGAAAAGTGTTGATATTAGATACGATTACACAGTTTGATAGTGGTGTTGGTAATATAGAATCAGCAGAGGGAGTATTTGATCTTGGTGGAACAGACTCAACTTCAAATCCAACAAACTTTAATTCTAATATTCAATCATCAGGAT